CTCGAAAAATTTATGATGTTATAAAATTAGGAAAAATCTACTCACTCATAATAATCACTGCTCTAGGTTGCGCACCGGGACTCGAGATCCCGCGCGCATTTATCGTAAAAGGAGGCGGAACATAACTACCAATACGGACGAAAAATTAATGTGGACATAAGGGCCACACTTGATGGTATGGATTAACCAATTTAAAATCCCCGAAAAGCTGTAAAGCCAGTAAATACTACTACCCCTGTTACTACTTAAATGTAGTAAACAAGAAAGCCACAGAAGATAAAGAAAAACTATCAGTTTAGTTTTAGTGTATTACCTAGTGGTTTGGTGATATGTGATCAGAACATTGATGGTTAATGTGTTCTTATGACTTTATTATATCTTAATTCATGTGAAGAAGGGAATGTTAAATACAGGACTGGTGCTGATGCATTAAACATCGCTACATCTTGGTATACTTCAACAAGTGTCGACTTAAGTTCATGGCCGACATATGACCAGACTGTATCAGTCATGGAAAAATATAATTACAAGCATATAGAAATTGATTGTACCGGATAAAATAAAATCCCGTATAATATTTTATTTTAAAATTATACTCAGAAAAATTCACTCAAATAAACTAGAGCTGTATTATTCTTGAATATTGGTGGACCTGGGAGTCACCATTTAATGCCTGTACATAATCCTGATTTTTTGAAAAATTAAGAATCAGAGTTTGTGATGCCAGAAATTAGAATCAATGAAAATGAAGAAGAAGAAAAAATTAAATATAATAAGAAAAATAAAAAAACTAAAAATAGGTGGACATAAAATAGTGATTGCGGATGAACTGAAGAAACAAAAAAATGATGTTCTAGATCAGGTCACTGAAAGATAAACACGCAGACGAGGTTTCCGAAAATGTGAAGAAAAGAAAAACCACGTCGGCTTTGATCCCAACCACGATGGATGGTTATGGTAATTACCGAGTTAGATGAAGAAATACGAACCGGAAATACCACCAGAAAATCCACTCAATCCTAGAGGTTCGGCATTTTTTTATGCTAATTGGAAGTTAGATTTGTAAAATACTAAACTATATGAGAGAGGAAAACCCGACGGGATATATTACATAATAGTGGTTCCTGCTGCTGTAGGAAATTACGTATGTTATGATAATATATTTGTTGTTTAAAATGAATATACGAAATTAACAATTTTCCACCCCAATATAGTATCCAAAACCATTAAACAGATTCACTGGGATAATTATTGTATGGATCGCCGTTAAGACGATACATGTTATTATACAGAATTAGACCGAGTTTAAATTGGGGTCTACATATCAATAGTTAAGATAGTGGTATAGAACAGGTATATTTTTAATATACCTCCCAATCCACTTACCGACCTCAAACATGGTGATTATGAGAAAAATATCAACAGTGCTTTTTCTGACTATATACAGAAAGGTATTACACTTCAGTGTGGTTTATGTGATAAAATAGCAGATACAAACCCTTCCAATCTGATGAATTATGACGGAACTATACATGAATGCAATCTTAATTAATGGGTTATGTTCACTCTTAATAACGAGCTTGCATGGATGTCCAGAACACTAGCTAAGAGGGGAACTAACAGGCCTGGCGATTTCGTAGAGACACTAAATTTTTTATCTATAGCTCATTCCCATAATGAATAATTATACCATAATAGAAGTATTAACAATTAACCTGTTTTGACTGACTTCTTAGATAAAAAACGATTAACAAATACGTATCTCTGTCATTATGTGGAGAGAATCATTTTAAACAACTAAATGTATATAGTGGATAAACTTTAGTTAAAAGATTCCTTAGGTATCACTAATCATATTGTAAAATTTGTTGATATTCTAAACAGATACGTATTTTTATACGTAATAATTTTAATAATTGGCTTATTTATCACTAGTATAAGTAAAAATTCAATATTTGATCCTTACCATCTTCTATATTGCAGCCTATTATTTTTAATATATTTTTGTATCAAGAGAAGATACATAATTAATGAATGGTTGTATGAATGGTTGGTACCCAAGAAGATAGTATAAGGCGTGGGTGCGTTAGGTGATCACATGAGTTAAATCAGTCTCTACAAAACTGTTATGAACTATGTAGGTGACTAGCTCACTAATAATTGTGTAACTAATATACACGTCGAATAAAACAGGTTTAATAAAGATGTTTTAGCAGACGGATAAAGTTTAGTAAAACCCCGTAAAACCATACATTAAAGGACAGAACAATTATACGGTTAATTATTATAACATTGTAACTGCGAGCATAAAAATATGTTACAATAATGGAGACAGTCCGGATAGATTACGAGTTAGAATAAACAACCAGCAAAACTGGTTACTTATTCCAATTGCATAATCAATTTGATATATTCAGTTGTAGCTAGATAAGGTGGATCTAGAAGTTAATCTGATCCCGATATATTATCGTCGTTTTAATCTTTTTCCACTCAATAGGTTAGGAAAATGACGAGTTTAATTAAAAGCCAGATGTGTAAATACTCTTTTAATATTGAAGAATTTCTTAATAAGTTACCCTCTAAGAAGAAATTATCATATCTTCGTGGTTATGATAAACTATTAAATGGAACTGAGTTCCCAATGGTCATGGAAGCAGTTGTTAAATAGAAAGAGGTTAACAAAACGTTTGATGGATTCCTATCCGACAGACCCAGGGTCATATGGAATCCCCCAGAAGAAACAATGCTGTTAGTTACAGCTTTTAATTCTGTATTAGTTTAAATGTTAAAGTCTGTGTTACCGTCTTTTGTACATGGACTAAATAAGGGTGATCTATAAGGTAAGTTTAACAATGAGATTCCTAAAAATTACGTATTTATAACGTGCGATACTTCTGGTCATGACGCGTCATAATACGCTTCTCTTATAGACTGCTGTGATAACGAGTTTATTAGATAGATGTGGTCTTAAGTTATATATACACTTAGATAAGGAGGACTTGATATAAACGCAGTTATGGAGAGAGATTTAAGAAAGTATATTTTGTGTTTAAAAACGCCTTATAAGATTAGATGGATGAAAAAGATTATTGAATAAGGCCATATACACGGTACAGTATTCTCAGGCCACGCTACAAGAACTACGTTCGGTAACAGCCTTAGGGTCTATATGTATATACATTTCGCACTATCCGAAATACACATAATTTAAGGAAAATATATCGTTTATGTTTCCGGAGATGATGTGCTTGTTGCTTGTGAAGAAAGTGCAGCCATAACCATTCGAGCTGCTCT